TTCATTCTTTCTTGTTTAGTGAAACATTTATTTAACTGTACAATGCTAAATAAAGATTTCTACAAATCCAAAAAAAAATTAAGTTAAAGTTTCTGTTTGAGTAATATTGTTATCTCCAATCCACTTTATTGTTTTGGTTAATGAAGATTGCCAATCTGTTCCTGTGTTATCCATTAAATCATCACCACTAAAACTTGTCCTAGCCATTTTTAAATCCATTGTCACGTTCATTGGGAAAAATCTTCCTTGACTACCGTTTAGTGTTTCAACGGTACCATTAACTATTGGCATTAATTTATCACCATATTTGTAATTACCGTAATGTGTTGTGTCTAATCTCCTAACAGAAATTCTATACAATTCCATATAACAAGCAGCTAGTAAGTGTTGAATTGTTGCGTTCTCAACTCCTTTTCCGGTTAAGCCTCTTCGATCACGAAAAGTGTCCCAACTACTCTTAGCAGTAGATCCACCCGAAGCATCAAAAGTTATGTATCTATTAGAACCAACATTAAATAAACTAGAACCAATCTTTACCTCTTTAGTAAATCTATTACTATAATTACCCGACTGAGTTAATATGTATTCTTGCTTTTTTGGAACAAATTTGTTTTCACTAATAAGTGGTAGTAATTTAATTCCCGAATAACTAACATCATATGTATCCGTATATGGCTTACTTTTTGCGTCACCGTTAGTATCAAATGATTTAGCAGAGCCAAATATATGCATATATAATTTTAACTCACTTATGCTATTATTCCAATTTTCAGTTCCTGTTATACTGTAATCTACCCATTGATTTATACTTGTTCCTTTAATTTTACTAGATAAAAAATCTTGACTACTGCAATCAAATTGCTTTCTGAAAGTATCCGCACCAATATCATTATCACCTACCGTTGGGAGTGTAGTTCCTATATTTCCCCCCTCTTTTGGTGTCCAAGTAGTATTTATACTATCAAAATCAGAATAAATAAAATTTCTTGTTGTTTCTGAAAGCTGATTAGCACTACTTGCCCATATTTGCCTTGTCCATACATCGTTAGGGGTTGGCCCATTATAACCCTGTACCATCCACATAAATTTATGAGGAAATGTATAAGGAGAGCCGGTAACAACATCAAAAAAAACTTCATAATCAGCCTCAATTAATCCTCCCGATGGGAAATTCTCAAGCCAACCAAAAGCACCATTGGCATCGTCACCAAATGAATAAGGCTGAGTATTTGGGGTTTGAGCCGGAGTAGTATAAGTATTGCTCTCAAACCACGGTTGTTTATTTTCAGTTATTCTAACCTTCCATGAAACATCAATAGCATTTTGCTCTAAATAAACAAATAAACCTTGAATAGACAATGGTTGTGTACCGGCATATATAAACGCTTCTGCATTCATTCTCAAGATTCTTTTATTAATCATTGAGGTTTCAAATGTTTTTACTGTACCAAATCCATACTCCTTTGTAACACCCCCATCAACATAAGACAATCTTGGACTGAAGGATAAGAAATAAGCCTCATCACCAATTAAATTTCTACCCAATGGACGAGACTTTACTTCTGCCCTTAGTCCGGTTATTCTCGAACTATCAACAGTACAATCATGAGAAACAGGATAAGATAATGATGGATCGCAATAATCCATATTTACCCCACTAGCACTTAAATCAGCTTCAATAAATGATTTCGGTAAATTTTTAGATTCACTTAATGCTTCATTTTTTCTTAATACAACCGCCTCCTGTATGTTAGTTCCACTTGGCTCCCATTCAGTAAACAAATATGTACCCGATGGATCATCAGCACCTAAATCCCTTACTGAATCAATGGTTGTGCTAGTCACCATGTTGTGATCAAACTCATGCTCTACAATAACCTCTTTTAAAGGATACTGAACAGTCATGGTTGAACCCGAATCTACTTGGAATAAATTTATGTTCTTTGATACATCTTCAGAACTAGTGTATGTTTGTGTAGTTGTTATGTAATTTGTTTCTGTTGTGCTGCCGGTAATCCAATCACTTCTCTTGATAAGAATAGGAATCGGTGAAAGAGTAAAATCAGAAATTTTAATCACACACCAATCACCATCTCTTTGATAAATTGTTGCCCCAAGTGATTTTAAAACCATCTGTAAAACCTCTTCCATATTCATGGAATTGGACTCTCCGTTCAGAAATGTTTGATGATGAACTCTTGCTCTTACAGGAAATAGAGTTGGAATTGTTGGATACGATGAGTTGCTGATATTTATGCAATAAAAAACATCATTTAAAACTCCCGTATTATAGATGCATTTCTCAACAACATCTACTATATTATGGTAACCAAATCTATCATTAAACAAATTAGATGTTGCTTGGAATACTTCCGGATCATCAAAGTAAGGTATATTTTTCAATAGATGTAATCCATCATATGCTCTTAATGATATGGGATAAGGAGGTGATGCAAATGGTTCTGAAAATAATTGTGAACCTATCCAACCTTGCCAAAACAAAACATTATTTTTTTTAAGCGTTACTTTAAATGCATCGTTTTCTGCTGCAAACAACTCAGAAAAATCATCAGATAAACTCTCCTTATAAAAAGAAATATCTAAATAACTTGCCCTAAATGGAGATAAAATGTCATCATCAACTAAGTTGTAATTAAGCCGTATAGGACTCCCTGTTCCTTTTAATGTCACCTCTTGATCAAATAAAATAAATTTACTAGCAGTAAACTGTACTCCCAATAACTGAACTTGAGTAAGTCCCGTTGTGGTATTAGTTAATCCTCCGGTTTCACCTACATATGCATTACCTAATGAAATTAATAAATCATCAACATAGCCTTTAATCAACACATTGCCCCCCGAACTTTGAGGCATATCAGCGTATATCACACCTTGAGCGGGCATTGATGTCGGATCATTTGCTTTTGATCTGTATATTACTCCCGCTTCAATATAAACAGGAGTACCCTTATAAAGCAATCCTTGATTTAGATTATAACCACTTACATAAACATTATCAGTTGTGCTTAAATTTTCTGTTTCATATTTTTTAAATATTTCAAGTTTATAATCATTATACTCTCCCGAAATAATATCATCAAACTCTAATGTGTATTTTTTACCGTATATAGCCATATTTTATCCTCCTATTGATCCTTGGAATCTGTTTGTTCTATTAAGTGCCGTAACTAAATCATTACCGGCTAATCTAAATACTTGTTCTCCCTGTATTGCACCCATCATACCACTAAATCCTCCAACTCCCGAACCTCCGTTTGCACCTCCTCCGGCATCTCTTGAGTGAGCAGAGTTCTTTAAGTTTTGTAATTTACCCTTTCCTGTTTTAACTAAGGCAGCACCCATACCAATCATTGCTAAACCAATAATACCACCCGCTACGGGTTTTACTCTTAATGTTTCTAATCCTAAAGCAATAACAACCATTCCCTGTCCAATTGCCATCATAGCTTGTCCTAAACCAACTATAATACCGGCAAACGCTTTCTTTGTTTGTTCTGCTTGTTCTTCTTTACTTAATGTAGCATCCGGAGGAGTTAACATTTGATCAAAGAGTTGCATTGATGCGTTAATAAATGGCATTGCTATTTCCTCTAATGATATAGTCATAGTTCTCATGGTGTCACTAAATTTACCTTGAACTACATCAACAAGTGCAATTGAGACATTACCCATTATCTCCTTTGCCCTATCTATCATAGTCTTTTCATTAAGGGTAGCATTAATAATAGCTAGAGATTGATCAGTCAATTCACCCGTAGGCATATTTAATACATCAAACTTTCTTGTAATTTTACCTTGCATAGAAACAGGCTTAGCTATCTCTTTTTGTTGCCCATCCCTCTTCTTATTTCTTGCTATTTCAGCCTCTAATTTTAAAACATTTTTTAATGCTAGTTCCATAGCAACTAGTCTGAAAAGCTGAGTTCCATACTCCTCACTAGTTATTGCTCCGGCTTCTTGTTGTTGATTAAGTACGGGTAAAAGTTCTTTTTGTAGTGATATTAGATTTTTTAATTCTAATGAGTCTTTTTTATTAAATCCTCTAGCCTCTTCTTCTAATTTATATCTATCTTTTATTTGCTCTTCCTCACTTAATAATAAATTAATTGCTTCTTGCTTTAGTTTATTTAACTCTTCTTGATCTTCAATTTGTTTTTTAAGTGACTCATCAATTTTTACTTGTAATTTTTGGACTTCACCGGTAAAGAACATATATTTTTCGGTAACTAATACTCTATCTCTTTGCTCTAAATTACCATCTTCTAAAAGTTTTTTTAATTTCTCTTCCTTTCTAACTAAAGCAACGTAATTTTTAAGTTCTTCATCAGATAAAACTTTACTAGCATCCCTTATTGCAGAATTTGTCCTAATTAATATATTAAGTTCTTTTTGAGATACTTTTACTTGCTCTAGTTCTTTCTTAAACTCTTTAATTCTTGCTGCTTCAAATTGCTTTCCAAAAAGAGCCTCACCTATATTAGTAATATTTTTTACTGCATTTATAATCTTAAATAATCCCAATAATGTGTTTGATAATTTTATTATTACGGGTATAACAACTTTTCCAACCGTTTGTTTAAAGCTCAAGAAAGCAGAATCTAATGCTTTCATTTTACCCGCATATGTATCTAATGAACGTAATGCATCACCTAGGATACCCGCAGATGACATTGAACGCATTATAATAGCTAATCTAGCAGTAGTTTTTATTGTCTCGCTTGTATTCTGTACAGTTGTCTTTATACCCATATTGTATAATTCAACTTGTAATGCAGCTTGTTTTAGGTTTATACCAAACTGATCAAGAACTTCGGGAGAACCCGCTAGCGCAGCTAGAAATCTCTTTTGTGCATTTGCATCAGCTATACCAAAGAAAGAAGCCAAATCAACAGACATCTTTTGTAGATCCACCGACATTTGTGATGATGCCTTACTAGCAAATCCTAATCCCGTAAAAAATGCTTGAAAAGAAACCGCTCCCTTTTTCATTTCAGAAGTATTTCTTCTTAAAACTTGAGCCATTTTTTTCAAACTAGCATCTGTCTCATCAGCCATTACTCCAAAAGTTCTAGCAAAACTTCTGTTTACGGTTTCCACTTTACCCGCTTCTTCTGCCCATTCCTTGAACATACCAAACAGTTGTGTCCCCATGAATCCTGTAGCGAATCCTGTAGCTAGGTTAGATAGCTTTTTAAAGCCGGATTGAATTTTCGTAACGCCTTTACTAAAGTTTCCTGTCTTTAAAAACGTTTCAAAAATTAGTCTATTCTTTTCAGTCATAATACAAATTTAATTAATATTAGATAGGTAGTTTCATGTACTTTCCTTTTAAAGCATCCATCTCTTCCTTTGTAGGTAATGGGGTTTTTGATTCACTACTAAAATCGTGAGGTAATTTGAATAAATCTTTTGGATTAATTGTCTTTTTTCTACCCATAGCGCAATTAGCTACCATAGTAGACTGATATCTAGTTCTGTCCCAAGATTGGTTTTGGTTGTGTGTCCATGCTTCCATTAGTCTAACAAAATCTGCCCACGTTAATAACCAAAAAACGTCGGGTGATAAACCCAACGTTCCTATTCCTTGATCTAATATGTCATCGAAAGTGATTAATTTTTTTTTAAATCATCTTTAGTTGACTTAACGATGTTTCTTGACATTCCATTATTAGAATCATTACCTAAATTCTGAGAAGCCATCATGGTTTCCATTACCTTATTGGTGTCCTCACTACTGAGTTCCATTGCCCAATCATAGAAGTCATGTATGTTGTAATCAACATCCTTATTATTCTTCTCATCATAAGCTACGCATCCCGAATATAATAACCAACATAATGCCTTTGCTTGTCTTCTATCTGAGAAAACCTTATCCATTTCAGTTAGATTAATATCTAACCCATCGCAAAATATCGCATAAGTATTCATATTGAATACCAATCCTCTTTTCTTGCCACCAATGCTGATGATACAAGTACCTCTGTGTTTGTTTATTGCCATAAAATTTAATTAATTAGTTAATTATTAAGGGTAGTTAGAACTTACCGGAGTAAGAGTACTGTAAACCAATGCTCCGGATCCTGTTAGGGAACCGCTATAACTTACCGGTTGTTCTGCTTCAGCACTTTGCTCTAAAGATGAAAGAATTGCATCACCATACCAAAATCCACCATCCTTGCCGAAAGCTACCTTTAAGGTAGTTCTAGCAGAAAAGTAAGCATATAAAGGAACAAATCCATTTGCAGAAGCATCAGCTTCAAGACTCAAAAGAGCCTCAAAGTCCATTGAGAAGCTACGAATACCCGCCATTACTTCTGTCCAAGCATTACTATCTTTAGTAGATATGTCCGGAGTATCAGCAGATATTGATAGACTAGCTGACTTAGCTAATCCTATTGGTACCCATACTTCTGAGCCTGCCGCTCCTTGAGGTATGTAAAGTGTTAATGAAGTTCCGTTAATTGCAGCCATATTGTTAATTTTAACTCAAAGATAAATAAAAAAATAGATATAATTAACTAACTACTCCCGTTACACTAAAATCAGCATTAAAGAACATTGCTCCTTCATTATTAGCAACCAACTCATAGGAAGACACCTTACATCTACCAACGAAAACTGAGTTCATGTTTATATCTAAAATCTGAAACTTAACTTCTTCCCCTGTTATTATTAAATCATCTAAACTAGTTGATGGGTTTGGATCAATAGCACCATCCTCCCAATTAACATCAAATAATTGCCAATAATAATCTGTTGTGTCCCAACTCTGAAAAACCTTATTTAAACTGAGTAATCCTTCAGCAGAGAATTTTGAAGAACGATATCCAACCATTGATTCACTCCATCCGGATAAAGAAGCATCATAAATAATATCATCCCAATTTAAATCAGCAGCTTCCCAATTTAAATTAGCAGTCTCCCAATAATAACTTTCTCCGACAATAGAAGCCGTAGGTACTTTAGTGGATACATCAACCATGTCCCCATCAAACGAAAAACTGTGAGATTTTGAAAATAAAAGCCTATCGTCATCAATATATAAAAGGAGACTACTTCCATTCATTAATTATTACTTATTACCTCGGCATCAAAGAATAATGATTTAGTATAGTAATCATACTGTCCATCATCATCATTTAAATACCTTTGACTAGTTTGTTTAAATATAAACATTGTGTCACCACCAAAATTAGAACTAGCATTATGTGTTCTAATCAATTGTGTAATAGAATTTGAAATATCATCACAATCGTCTTGCCCACCATAGTTCAAAGGAAATTTGGTGTGAACTTGTATCTCTACTTCATGAGTACCGTAAAACCTATCCTTTAAACTAGTGTCAGCAAAATTAGAAGACTGAATAACAATATAAGGATATGATGTGAGATCCGTTGGTTTTGCAACTACAGGAACTCCACTTGCATCATGAGTTATATTCCCGTCTAATTGAGAATAAATATATGCTCTTACATCCTTACTTGTATCATTCATATTCTTCTAAACCTTCTAGATATTTATCAAAGAGAACCAAAAAACTTGGCTTTATCCTAAGATGCTTTATATCCTTTATGTTGATTTTATCTTTAATTACACTAAACTCATCTGACTTATCGTAGAAGTCGTTCAAATCCTTATTTACAGAGGCTATAACGTCTTCGTTTGTCTCGGATAGTGTTAGTGTACCATTCTCCTCTAAAGTGCCGTAAACCTCAAGCATTTGCTTCTTAGCATCCACCATTGACTGCGAATCTGATTCAA